GCCTGTCAACGCTGGACAAGAATAAGCCCAATATTATGAGATTAGGAAGCAAGAAAGCAAATTATGTGGATGCCAATACAATGTACTCTGAAATAGGCTTATATGTGCCTACAAGGACTGCTGATGGACAAGGTGGTTATACTACTACCTTTGCCTTGCAAGAAGTTGTATTTGGTGATTTTCGCCCTGAAAATCAAAATAGAGCATTATTAGAGGCTCAATTAAGTTTTACTCGTTCTGCTAAGTTATATATCAGGTGCAATGTAACAATCAACAATAATTACCAAATAGAGGTAAATGGTGATAGATATACAATACACTCTATTAAGGATGTAGAGGACCAGTTTAGATTTTATGAAATATTAATGTACTTCTAATGGCATTTGCAGTAAGTTTAAGTGGGATGAAGCAACTTGAAGGAAAGTTAAATAATTTAACTACTGCATTGCAAAAAGATGTAAGTAATGAAATAAATGCATCTGCACTTAAAATAGAGAATCAAGCTAAAAAATTAGCACCTATTAATTTAGGTCAATTAAGAAATTCAATAGCATTAACAAAAGATAGTGAATTAACATATACAGTTGCAGCAAACGCTTCATACTCTGCTTATGTTGAATTTGGCACAGGACCACAAGTAAATGTTCCAGCTGACTTTTCATCTTATGCTCTACAATTTAAAGGTAAAAGTAGTGGCAAGTTTAAAGATATGGTTGAAGCCTTAACTTTGTGGGTAAAAAGAAAGGGTATTGGTAATGGGAAAAATGATAAAGGATTAGCTTATGTAATAGCTTTAAGCATACTAAAGAAAGGTATGCGACCACAACCATTTTTAATACCAGCCTATGAAATGGAAAAACCCAAACTTATACAAAGACTAAATCAATTATTAAATGCTTAATCCTAATATAGAAGTAAAGAAGTGGTTTTATACTAACTTGACAAGTTCAAGTGCATTGCCTGTTTATGATGGTATTGCACCTGATAATGCACCTAATGAATATATCATTATGAGTGGCAGAACTTCAAACCAAGAACAAGGCAAAATCAGTTACACTAACTCGGTTACCATTGATGTTGACATTGTCATAAAAAATAGTAACTTTGGTTATAAAAGAGCCGAAACGATAAGCGATTTAATACTGACTGCAATCAATTCAGACACAAACATAACCCTTGCAAATGGGTTTTATGCTTCAAGTTTGGTAGTAGATGCAATTAGGAATTTAGATGGTTTAAACCCTTTGGACAATGTATTTAGAACGATTATAACATATAATATAATAATAACTCAAAATTAAATAAAATGGCAGAAACTAAAGTATCAGCAAGAGACTATATCCTTTTAGCTGACATAGACAATGACGGAACATTCAAACCTGTCGCTTGTCTTACAACTAACTCAATGACATCAACTGTTAACACTATTGATGCAACTTCTAAATGTGGAGACCAATATCAAGCTGGTCCATCATTTACACAATCATTTCAAGGTGAAGGTTTTGCAATTGATGAAACAGGAACTCCAAGTAAGGATTCTTACCAACAATTGTACACTGCTCACGCTGCTAAAACTGCCTTCAATATGAAGATGGGTAAAGCAACTCCAACATCAGGTGATGTGTATTATTCAGGTCAAGTATTTATTTCAAACTTTGATGTAAACGCTGCTGATAAAGATGATGTTAAATTTTCTGCAACTTTCGTAGTAACTGTACCACCATTGACACAAACTGAACAAGCGTAAAAAATAACCTATGTTTGAATTAAGACTGAACAACAAAACTATTCCTTTAAAGTGGGGAACTTGGGCTATGCGTGAATTTTGTATAGCTAAAGCAACTATAAACGATAAAGGAGAAAAAGAGAATCTACCAATAAATAGATACTTTGAAATATTGAATAATACACAATACGATTTAGAACTTATAATTTTATTAATTTTTGTAGGGTATAAATCAGCTTGTAATAGCAATAAAGAAAGTGTTGAATTTGATGAAAATGATGTTTGTGATTGGGTAGATGAACTTGGTGGTATTTTTGATGAAAAAGGAAGTGTAATTGAATATATTAAATACATTGTTGCGACAACTGTATTGACTGTTCAAGGAACTCCTAAAGAAGAAAAAAAAAAGTCTAACAAATCTAAGTTGGGATGACATCTTAGTTAAGGCTGCTGAATGTGGGGTTAAACCTAGTGAGTTTTGGGAGATGACTTGGAAAGATTTTTCAATTATTGTTTTAGGCAATGAAAGAAAAGAATTAAATGAATGGGCAAGGACTAGAAACCTTGCCTATATTATATACCTAAGTAATAGTGCTGAAAGGTCTCCTAAGTCATTAAAAGCATTTTGGCATATACCAATGTTGGATGATAATGATGAAGAACAAGAAAAAACAATGTTAACGGATGACCAATTGGCAAGAACATTAAAATTATACGGAGTAAATTAGTAAAATGGCACAGGAAACACTTAAAATTACGATTACAGCCGATAATAAACAGGCTTTAGAAGGTTTACAACAAACATCTGTTGCTACTACTCAATTAAGTTCAAATTTAGGTAAATTACCTAGTGCATCAAATCAAGCAAATCAAGCGTTATTAAATTCAGGTCGTGTTTTACAAGATTTGAATTATGGTTTTATAGGTGTTGCAAATAACCTTAACCCATTACTTGAATCATTCCAAAGATTAGGAGAAAGGTCAAAAGAAGCTGGAAGTAGTATTGGTAAAGAATTAGTTAGTGCTTTAACTGGTCCAGCAGGTATTGGAGTTGCTTTATCAGCAGCTACATTTATATTCCTAAAGTTTGGTGATGAAATATCTAATTTTATTACACAAAAAGTAGGTGGTTTAAATACTGCTTTGGCATCAGAAATTAAAGTTTTTGATGATGCTTCTAAAGCCTATGTAAAGGCTTCTACTGATATTAATAGTCTTAACGAAGCACACGAGCAATATAAAAATGGGTTAATAACTAAAGAGTCATTTTTAAAGCAATTTAATGCTACCCTTAAAGATACAATTGCAAATACAAATGATTTAAGTACTGCTGAAAAATTCTTAACTGAAAATTCAGAGGCTTATGTTAAAATGATTTTCTATAAAGCCGTAGCACAAGAAGCAGCAGCACAAGCAGCAAAAAAGCAAGTAGAACAATTATCATTAGAGGAATTACCACCAACTCCAACATTTGGACAAAGAGCATTAGCTTTTGTAAGTCCTGCTGGTACAAGTGGTGAAGATATTGCAGAAAAAGATAGAAAAAAAAGAATAAAAGATTTAGAATTTGATGCTTATATTTTACAAGAAATAAATAAAAGATATAATACAATTGCTGATAATATTAAGCAAACATTTACTAAAATATTTGGTCCATCTAATGCAGGAGTTGGAGATGTTAAGCAAAGTGAAACAAGTAAGATAATACAAAACTTAGCAGAGCAAACAAGGTCATTGCAATATCAGTTAGATGAAGGTCTTATTAAAAAACTACCTACATCTGATAAGGATAAAGAATCATATTATACTATAAAGATAAATGCTATTTCTGATGCAATTAAAAAACTTGCTGGATTAACAACTGGCGAAGCAAAAAATGCTTTGGCAAGTTTAAGACAAGATTTATCTGCGACAAAAGTAGAACAAGCATTAGGTTTATTAGAAAAAAGGAGAGCAGGAGGAGCAGCAGCAAGTGGAGTAAAAGCATTAGACCCTGAAAGAACTGCAAGAGCAATGGCGATGCTTGATAAAGAAGCTAATCGTATTTTTGTTTTGGGAGAAACTGAAAAGGCAAAAGAAGTTAGAAAATTATTAAAAATACAACAACAAGATTATGTAAATTTTGCTAGTACAGTTTCAAATATTGCAACTAATTCACTTATGGGTTTATGGGATGCAATGGAAAGAGGGGAGAATGTAAGTGATTCAATAGGTCAAATGTTCCAAAATCTAACTAAACAAATTGCAGAAGCAGTTATTCAAGCTGCAATATTTGCTGGTATTTTATCTTTAATAAGTGGTGGAGCAGCTAATGGTGGAGTATCATTTATGGGAGCATTTAAAGGTATATTAGGTTTAGCAAGTGGTGGTGTAGCAACTGGTCCAACATTAGCAATGATTGGTGAGGGAAGTGAAAGTGAAGCAGTTTTGCCATTAAGCAAACTTGGTAATATAATGCAAGGTTCTTTTAACGCAGGTTCAATGAGTGGTAGTTCTGGTAGTAGTGGTGGTCAATTTGTATTAAGAGGTCAAGACTTATTACTTGCAGTAAATAGAAGTCAAAAGGCATCAAACATTAAAGGACAAACAATCAGTTTAGCATAATGGCTTACGGATTAAGATATACAATAACTCAAATCTTAAGGAATGGTAATAACCAAGTACTTGAGATTTATGAGAGAGATTATGTTGCTGGGATAGTCAAAACCTATAAGCCAGTATCAATAATAGTTCAGCCTAATTCAAACGAGGAATATCCCTATCCTACAATAATATCTACTCAGGTTAATTTTTCTATATTATTAGAAACGCAAGATGATTACGACCAATTCCCTAATGTACTTACTCAAGATGATAGGAAGTATTATGTAGTACTAAAAGAAAGTACAAGCGTAATGTGGAGAGGTTTTTTGTTTAATGATTATACTCAAATGGGTTTTTCAACAGGCATAACTCAAGCAGACTTTACTTGTATTGATGCTATTTCTTTTATTCAAACTATTGAATATGTAAGAGATGATAGTATTAATCAATTAGACACTCAATTAAATGTAATTAGTGATGGCTTAAAGTTATTAGGCTATCCAGATGTGTTAAATTTAGTTGTTGCTTGTTCTTACTTTGCAGATGGTATGCTTGATAGACAAGATGGCGTAAGTAACGAGCCATTTAGCCAAATCTATCAATATAGAAGGGATTTTATGGGTGAGTCTTATTATGACATTATTGGTAAAATAATGACATCATTTAATTGTAGAATGTTCCAAGCTAATGGAGACTGGTGTATATTTTCTATGAATGAAATGGCAGCTACTACAAATTATTTTACTAAATATAATATATTAGCTACTCCTACAATAACAAGTAGTGGTGTTTTAAGTAATACAGTTAACATAGTTCCTTATGCAGATGGTAATGTGCATTTTATTAATAATAGTCAAGTAAAACTATTAAAGAAAGGATTTTATAATATACAGGGGAGAGGTGCTTACGAATCAGCTTTAAACTATTGCGACAACGCAGATTTAAAGTTATATACTGGATTCAGTGCCGTTGGATTTATACCTTCTTTTAGTGGAACAGGTACAGTTCAAATAATTGCCGATGCTAATTCACAATTTAATCAATACTTTATAACTAGAGGTTCTAGTGGAGATGCTTCAATAACTACTGGTAATACTGCATTGCCTTATTTTTACTTACCATATATAGGAGAAGTTCCTTTTAATTTAAGTTTTGAGCATAAAACATTTGCAAGTGCTAAACTGCAAATAAAATTAATTACGGCAGGTGGAACAAAATATTTAGATACAAATGGTATATGGGGAGGTACAGTATCAAATATAGCAATACCTGATTCTAGTATTGAGTTTGGGACATTTAGTAAAGATATTCCACCTTACTTAGAATTTGGTGTTCCTATATATGGATATTTACAATTTAGTATAATAGTAAATGCAAGTGGGGAAAGTGGGTATTATAAGAACTTTGTAATTACAAGAGCAACAAGTCAAGTTAAATATATAGAAGCTAATTATAATCCTAATAATGCAGACCAATCTACATTAAAAGTATTTGAGCAACCTTATGGGAATAATTACCCATCTGTAACTTCTCCTGCTCTTGGGTATTCTTCAAATAAAGGGGTTTTATGTTATTCAGATGGCACATTCTTAAAGGATTGGTATTCATCTTGCCCTAGTGGTACTCCTTTAGGAGCAGTAGATTTAGTTGTTTTTATGACTTATCAAAATATAAGAAACTTAAATAAGAATGTGGCAACAGTAGAATGTGATTTAGGAGAGCATATAAGTAGTGGGGGATTTGTCTATTTAGATAAGGTCTTTACTACAACGGACACAGTTACAGGAAACTTATCTTATACAGGTAAGAAATTCATTTTAAATAGGGTAAGTCAAAATTCTTATGTAAACGAATTGAACTCGGTTCAGTTAATTGAGGTTAGCGTTGCTGAAATAACGGCATTTATTATTCCAAATTACATAACAGATGTAGGTCAACTAGGACCATTCTGGATAGGACAATTTAATATTAATATAGTTTAACTTTGCAATATGGCAGATAAAGTACAAGGCAATAATATGATTCTCTATTGGCAAAATCCCAATGGACAATTCTATCTAAATGGTGGCATATCACAAGGCACAATAGGTGGTAATTCTTACTATCAATTAAGTTCTACTGAAAATGTAGCAAGTAGTGCCAACTTCGTTGCAACAGGAGATAATATAATAGCTAGGTTTATTACAGATACTAATAAGCCTAATTTGACTACTATTCCTGCTGGAACTTGGAATTTTAGTTCTTATGTATCTATTACAACAAATTTATCAGGTAGCCCAGCATTTTATTATATAGTATATAAATACGATGGAACAACCTTTACATCTTTAGCAAGTAGTACTGCAACGACCTTAACATCAACATCAATAACATTATATAATACTTCTATAAGTTTTCCTGCAACAGCATTATCTGCAAGTGATAGAATAGTTGTTATGGTTTACCCTCAAAATGTAAGTACTAGAAACATTACTTTTTATACACAAGGAAATAATGTAGCTAGTGTAGTAACTACAATGCCAACTGATATTCCTTTTGCTTGTTCAACAAATTGTTCTTTCTCGGTTAATGTAGACCAGAAAGAAGTAACATCTCAAACAAGTGCTTGGTATCGTGAATTTAAGAACGACATAGCGAATTGGAGTGTGAATTGCGATGGATTAATAACATTAGAAAACTATGGTTATTTATACTTATTGCAAACGCAACAAAATAGAACACAAATAGCGATTAAATTTGCTATTGACAATGGGGTAGATGGCTTAGTAATTATAGGTGGAAATTGTAATCTTACAAGTTTACAAATTAATGCTCCTTATAAGGACATAGGCACTTATTCAGTAGGTTTACAAGGTTCAGGTGCTTATTCAACTTCAGGAGTATCAATAAATCAAAATGGCGAGATAGTAACAACAAGTAGTCAAGTTTATATGAAACAATATGGTGCATCAGGTGGAGAGAACTCTATCACTTGGTCGGATATGATAGGTAAGATTTGTTTAGGATTTTCAAGAGGTGGTGTAGAGGTAAGAGAGATATACTCAAGTGGAACACCAACAGGAGACCAGATAGTATTTGTAAGTGCAACAGGAGAGGTTAAGTTTGGCAGACCATTAGAGGCAGATGAATTTATTAGAGGAATATTTCAATAATTAATATGAGTAATCAATTACAAGTATCAGGAGCAGCAAAGATTAGGACAATACAAGGTCCAGTAGTAGCTAATAGTGGTGTAATAACTGCATTGGATGGAGATGCTTCTCAATATGTTAGAGGGGATGGTACTTTAGCTGATTTCCCTACATCAACAGGTGGAGGTAGTTCAGTTTCTTATTATCTTAATACAAGTGTAAGTCAAGGTACAATAGGTGGGGTTGCTTATAAACAATTAAGTAAAGTTCCTATTAGTGGTGCTGGAACTGATGTTAGTACTTCGGCTAATGGTTACATAGCAAGTTATATTACGGATGCTAATGACCCTGCTTTATTAGAAGTACCTGCTGGAAACTTTAATTGTGAGTTTTATTTTAGTGTGAACTCTAATGCTCACAATCCTTAT